AAGCAAAGGCTTAGCTTGGAACGGTTATGATACAAAACAAAGCGCTGTTGTGTATTTAGCTGGTGAAGGCCAACGTGGAATAGCGCGTAGGTTAGGTGCATGGTCACATATACATAATCAAAAGCTAAATGATGCTCCTTTATTGATCAGTAATAGAGGTGCTAGATTACTTGATGATCAAGATCATGAAATGCTAAAAGAAACTATTTATAAAGCTGAAGAGACTTATGGAGGTATAGGTATGATTATAGTAGATACGTTAGCTCGTAATTTTGGTGCAGGTAATGAGAATAGCACTGAAGACATGAATGCTTTTGTTGAAAGAATAGATGATCTTAAGAATACTTTCAGTTCTTGCATTTGTTTAGTACATCATACAGGTCATGGTACAAGTAATCGTGCTCGTGGCTCTTCTGTATTACCCGCTGCTGTTGATTGGGAGTATAAAGTAAGTAGAGAAGATATAAATGGCGAAATGTTTGTTAAACTTGATCAAACGTTAGTAAAAGACGGTAATAATATAGAAAGCTTAGACTTTAAATTTGATGTTGTTAGTTTACCTTTTGATGATAGCACATCAGGAGCTCTAGTTCAAATAAAAGAAGAGGATAGGCCTAGAAGAAAAGATCTTAATGATAATGATAATAAAGTCTATAACTTTATCTTAGAACAGCAAAGTAACTCTGATTCACCTGCAAGCTTGCAAGTTAGGCATAATGAGATATTAACAGGAACTGGATTATCTAAAAACATTGTTAATAAATCTCTTAAAAAACTAACTGAATATGACAAAGTAGTTAAAAAAGATCAAGGCTATCAAACAAATGAGTATATTAGTGAAATATTTTAATGGTTCCGTTTTGGTTCCAAAATGGTTCCAAATATACCGCAAAAGCATAGATATTTGGTTCCGTTCCAATGCATTTCTAATGCATGGAACCAGGAACCTATATACTTTAGGAGTTTTTTAATGGAACCAACTGAACATATACTTAATAATATACAGATACTTAAAAACAAACTTATTGTTGAATATGGTATAGATGATCCTGTAACTCTTGTAAATAGTGATTTTCAAGAAAGATTTAAAAATGCAGAAGTGCAGTTTGGTAAGTCTATGTCAGTTGATCAAGGTGAACAGCTACAAAAAATGGTTAGTATGATGTATCGTGCTTACAAAAGCTTAGAAAAACAGTTAGAAGTAGAACATGTACAGCTTATTGAAGAAAATACATGGCGTATAAATCATAAAGAAACTAAAAAAGTAATTATGATCTGTAAAGATAAGAATCAAGTTAAAAGGCTAACTAACATGTATAAAGGTCATATTGTTATATCATGTGAAGAGTTAATTAATATATTTCCAAAAGAAATTATAAACTTTAAACAAACATTAAATGAGTCTGGTCTTATAAGCTTTTTTAAATCTATTAAGTTATGAATACAAAAGTTTGTAAGGATTGTTTAAAAGAATTAAATATAGAGATGTTTGATCATCAGACAAACAAAAAAGGTGATTTTGTAAGATCAGTATGTCGTAAATGTCAACAACTAAACAGAAACATTAACACAAGTAAAACACCTGAAACGTTCATAAAGAATTTATATACACAACTTAAATCAACACGTAGAAACTCAGAGTATAAATGGGACATAACAGTAGAATATTTAAATCAGCTGTATAAAAAACAAAATGGTAAATGTGCAATATCAGGAGTTAATATGACTTGGCATAAAGGTAGTGGTAAGACACATTATAATATCAGTATAGATCGTAAGAATCCCGATTTAGATTATGTACCTACTAATGTACAATTAGTATGTGTGATAGTGAATATAATGAAGCATACATTAAATGATGTAGACTTTTATTGGTGGTGTAAAACAATTGTTGATAACAAAGAAAAGGATATTTAATATGAGATATAATATACAAGACCGTAGTTATTTCTTTTTTTTCATGTTCTCCTTTCAACTACGGTCACCTGCATGTTAAAAATAAATAAAAGAGATACACTCAAACTTTTAAAAAAAGATCTTAAAAGATTTGAACGTAAAGCATTACCTAATGCAACTATTGAATCTATTAATCAAACTTTAGAAGTAGTAAAGAAAGGTGAGATACATGAGATGAAGACTAAGCTACATAAGCCAACATCTTTTACGTTAAAGGGACTACACATGTTTGCAGCTAATAAAAAAACTAAATATCCTATAGGTAGAGTATTTATTAAGACGTTGCAAGAGAAGTATTTGCAATACCAAATAGATGGCGGTGTATCAGTAAGTCAAAAAGGTAAATGGCCTATACCAATAGATAAAAGTATTACTAATACCTTTGGTAACTTACCTAGAGGCAAGAAGAGATTGCAACCAAAAAAAAATGATTTCTTTGCAAAAATTGGAGATACTGAAGGAATATGGAGACGTAGTTCAACAGGTTTAAAACTATTAATTGTACTCAAACAAACAAGACAATATACTAAAAAGATCTTTGACTTTTATGGTAGAGGCAAAAGAATAATAGATGTACACTTTAACAAAAGGATGAACATAAATGCAGGTAGAAGACAAAAAATATTTAAGTAGTCTGAAAGGTATACGGTTGTTGCTCTCCAGATTTACGGTTCCTTACTGGCAAATAAATCTCGTGGTTATTCGCTCACGCGATTTTGTTAGACACTCTTTGATGAAATTGAGTTTAAAATAATGTTATGGCAACTAGAAAAGAAGTAGCTGAACACTTATTTATGACACCACAGAACGTGGCAAAACTAATAAAAGAAAATGTATTTGTTACACAGCCAGGTGCTAATCCCTTAGATTTAGAACATTGTCGAAGATCTTACGTAGCATTTTTACAAAATAAAGCTCGATATCATTTAAAGGATGGATCAGGTGATATAACTGAAGAGAAAACACGTTTGACAAAAGCTCAAGCAGATAAAGCAGAATTAGATGTAGAAGTTTTAGAGGGTAAACTTATTCCATCATCACTTGTATCAGATACTTGGACAAATTACATTTCAAATTGTCGTGCAAAGTTGTTAGGATTACCAAACAAGATAGCACATTTAGTAATTACAGTTACAGATTTTGCTGATGCAGAAAAAATAATAAAAGAAGCAGTTAATGAATCTCTAGAGGAATTATCAAAAGATGGAATACCAAAAGAATATAGAGAAAACACTCTCGTCGATAAAAAAGATATGGAGTCCACCTCCTGAGCTTACTGTATCTGAGTGGTCAGATCTAAACAGAGTACTTTCTCCTGAATCTTCTTCGGAAGCTGGTATTTGGAGAACATCTAGAGCACCTTACCAAAAAGGTATTATGGATGCTGTTAATGATCATAGAATAAATACTATTGTATTTATGAAAAGTGCACAAGTTGGAGCGACTGAAATACTTAATAATATAGTAGGTTATTATATAGACCAAGATCCATCTCCTATATTAGTCTTGCAACCTACATTACAAATGGCACAAGCATGGTCAAAAGATAGACTTGCAAATATGATTCGTGATTGTGATGGACTTAGAAAAAAAGTTAAAGATCCTAGAAGTAAAGACAGTAGCAATACTGTATTATCAAAACAATTTCCTGGCGGAAACATAAACATAGTAGGTTCTAACTCGGCAGCTGGTTTAGCGTCTAGGCCAATACGTATATTGTTATGTGATGAGGTTGATAGATACGATGCTTCAGCAGGAACAGAAGGAGATCCTATATCTTTAGCCATGAAACGTACTACAACGTTTTGGAATAGAAAAGTATTTATTACAAGTACACCTACAATTAAATCCATATCTAGAATAGAAACTGCTTTTGAAGAATCTGATCAACGACATTACCATGTACCTTGCCCTCACTGTGGAGAATATCAGGAACTAGAATGGGAATACGTAAGATGGGAAAGTGAAAAACCAGAGACTGCACAATATCATTGTAAGTTTTGTGAGAAAGTTATACCTGAAGAAGAAAAACAAAGCATGTTGTTAAAGGGAGTATGGATAGCTAAAGAAAAAACAAAAAAAACAGCTGGCTTTCATATTTCTGAATTATATAGTCCTTGGAGAAAATGGAAAGATATGGCTATAGATTTTTATGCAGTTAAAAGCCAACCTGAAATGTTAAGAACATGGGTAAATACTGCATTGGGTAAATCTTTTGATGATCCTGGAGAAAGCATTGAATATAATGCATTGTTAGAAAAAAGGGAGCAGTACGATAACCTAGAAATACCTAATGAAGTATTAGTGATTACGTGTGGAGTTGATGTACAAAACGATAGACTAGAAGCACAGGTTATAGGTTGGGGTCATAATAATGAAGCTTGGGTAATTGACTATCAAATATTTTATGGTGATCCTTCTTCTAATCATGTATGGCAAGATCTTGATACTTATTTAAAATATAGATACAAAAGAGAAGATAAGAAAAAGCTTAGAATAGCTTGTACTTGTGTTGACTCAGGTGGTCATCATACTCAGCAAGTTTATGTATTTTGTAATCAAAGAAAAGCACGTAAAGTTTTTGCTATCAAAGGTCAGTCTCAAGCTAATAAGCCAATAGCAGGTAGACCTACTTTTATAGGTCGAGAAAGATTTGTTTTATATCCTGTAGGTTCAGACACAGGAAAAGAATTTATTTATTCAAGATTACAAGCAGAAGAAACCGTTATACATTTTCCGAATCATGTAGACGAAGAATACTTTAAGCAACTTACATCAGAAAAACGAATTACTAAATTTAGTCAAGGACAGAAAAAATTAGTATGGGTTAAGAAAACACAAAGAAACGAAGCGCTAGATACCTTTGTCTATGCTGTTTCTGCTTTGCATATTATTCAACCTAATTATGAAAGAATAGAACAATACATAGAAAATAATCAAGTACCTGAACAAAAACAAAGTAAAAGAAAATCTATACAAAGAAAAAGTAATTGGATCCAAAACTGGTAGAGGCCGCAATTGCGACCTCTTTAATTTTTTATTTACTAAATGTC